CGCAGATGGTGGTGCCGACGTTGATCGACGGCGACATTAAGCTGTTTCAGTCACTGGCCATCCTCGAATATCTCGACGAGGCTTATCCAGAGCCGCCGTTATTGCCGGCCGACCCATTGGCGCGGGCCTGGGTGCGCGGGTTCGCATTGATTAATGTGGCCGACTCCCACCCGCTGATAGTGCCTCGCGTTCGGCATTATCTTACCGACGTGCTGAAGGTCAGCGATGACCAGAGGCTGGTCTGGATCCAGCATTGGCTTGGCGCGGGCTTGCAGGCGATGGAGACACTGCTTGCCGAACATGCTGCTAGCGGCGGGTTTTGCCATGGTGAGGGGCCTACCGTCGCGGATATTTGCCTCGTCACCCAAGTGACACCAGCCGAGACCTTCAGCTGCTCGCTTGATCCCTACCCGAGGGTGATGCGCGTCTATGAGACCTGCATGGCCATCCCGGCGTTTGCTGACGCCCACCCGTCGAAGCAGCCCGACGCGGAATAGGGGAGCTCACCAATTACGGCCGGATCTTCCCCTATCGGCATGTGAGCGACCGATTACTCGGTAAGCGGGAATTAATCATTTACACGCTAGGAATAGTCGTACACGACCTACCAAGCAAGTGATATGCCCAGCCTTGCTGAGAAGCCCGACTACCCTCTGACGCTGCGTCAAGCCGATCAGGCCCGCTCCGATTTCGCCGCGATTGAGAGCGACGTTCGTTTCGTGATGAGCCAGCTCGCCCAGCTGCCGACCCGCGCCTATCTCTGTCGGATCCTGTTACTGTCTACGGCCAGTCTGTGGGCTCTGCTCGGGGCAGTCGCATTGTGGCTGAGGTGACCATTCTCCCAATGCGGATTGAGGTTCTCTATCACAATGTCTGGTGCACGCTCGCCCTGGTCCTTGCTGTCGGTTTATCGTTTCGCACTCTGAACACGGCACGGGCGCCTCGGCGAACTCGGAGGACGTCAACCTGATCTCTTCGTCAGCGCTTGCCGTGGCCTATGCCGAGCACTGGGGGAGGGATAAGGACGATCGCGTAAGCCCAATGCTAAACCGCGACGCGTTGGCATTGTAAGCGCGGGCACTGTCAGCTACGACACGACGGCCCCGCTGCTGAGGAACTAATGGTTTGCACGACTCTGCGCTGGAGGCAGTGGGATTCGAACTGTTAGTCCCGGTCTGAGGAGCAACCGGCTCACTTCACCGTAGCGGTCTCGATTTCGGCCTTTCTCTTCTCCTCCTGTTCGTTCTGCCATTCTATGGAGCCAACGGCGTATACGGTTTTGGGGGGCTCCGGCTTGGCGCTCGGCCTGAGCTTTTCCAGCTCTCGGCGCACATACTCATAGAAGCCCCAATTCCGCATATCGGGACTGAGCATCTCAAGGGCGCCGCTGCAGGCGTCAACCTCGTCGTCATGGGCGAGCTCGGGAAAGCCTTCGAGGACTCGGAACAGCTCCTCGTTCCACGAGCCGCGCCGGATCTTCACATTGCCGGCACGGCACTGCGAGCTGAACGGTCCGAAGCGCGTGAGCTTGTCGCCACTTTCCGAGGCCGGGGTCACGGTGAAGCTGCTGAGCATCCGCACCAAGTGATGTGCCTGGCTCTTGCCGGCCTGCCCCGGATCCTGGCCGAACCCGATGCGAACCTTTTTGCCGTCCTGCGTGGCGGTGTTGAGGAGCAGTCTTTCGGTGTCACCCGGATTGGCCCGCGCACGCACCATGTCAAGCAACCAGAAGCTGCCGCTTTTGTCGCGGCCGAGCTTGATGCCGACCGTCCAATCAGGGTCGTTGAGCTCGGTCTTTTCGGTGGCGGCGAGATCCCAATACCGCACGACCTCGAGCTCGGCCGCGACCTCGTCGACGATGGCGCACCACTCGCGCTTAAAATAGAGCCCGGCGGCCGGCCGGATCTTCCAATTGCCGCCCAACAGCCGCTCGCGCTCGAGCAGCGGCAGTGACAGCAAGTAGTTGACATATTCGGGGTTGACCCGCAGGAGGGCCGGGTTGTCGAAGACTGTCGCCGGAATAAAGGTGACGCTGATCGGCTGGGGCGGGTCGATGCCCGGCGGCAGATCCTCGGGTTGCGGCAGGTGTTGCAACAACTCCTCACGCCGGTCGGCCCAAAGGGTCTTCTCCGCGACGCGGATGTAATAGCGCAGCACGCCCGCCCGCTCGGCGATCGGCAGCCCGCTCTCCGGGTCAATCCACCACGCCAGGAAGTCGGCGACCCAGCTATCGGCGTCGGGGTTGCAGGTCGCGCGGATGTAGGGCCGCACACCGCAGGTCGAGCGGTTGCGGCTGACCATGTAAAAGAACTGATGCGCGGTAAAATGGGTCAGCTCGTCAAAACAGATCAATGCGATCTGCGCGCCCTGCCAGTCATAGACCGTGCTGTCAAATTGCAGGTGCGAGAACTTGATCTTGCCGCCGTGGCGCCAACGCCATTCGCGCATTCCAACGTGCGGGGTTCCACCGAGCCGGGGATAGAAGTTCTGGCTCTCATCCCACAACCCGCCGGGGTTGGTGATCTGCGGGGTCGAGCGGCGGAAGAACACCGCGGTGAAGTTCGCGATCCGAGTGGCGTGGCGCAGCGGCTCGAGGATCAATCCAACGGTCTTTCCGCCGCCTGCCGCGCCGCCATAGATGCAGATGTCGGCAGCGCTGCGGAGAAAGTCAGTCTGCGGTCCCGGCTGCGCGGAGATCGTTGCCGCGGGTGACAACACGGGGCAGCGCGACCACGCGATCGTATTAGGGTGTACGCGTTGGGTCCGCCTCATGTCCCGAGTTCCGAAGACTGCGGCCGCGAATTTTGGGCAAAGTATTTTTCTTGCGCGTTGCGCAGCACTTGCGTCAGCTCGGGATCACGGCTGTTGTCGGGCAGCAAGAGGACCGTCGATGAACCCATCTCGGCATCGCGGTGCGCAGCCGTGTCATCCGGCACGGCACATTCGTGCCAATGTGCCCGCGTCTTTAGCCAAAAGATCTGCGCCGCGACATTGCCGCCCTTGGCGGCTGCGAACAAAGAGCCGGAAACGATGGCATTGGCCTCGGCCGCCCCGCGGTCGAGGTCATCGCGAAAACGCTTGCGCAAGGTCTTTGGCGCGCACCCGATAATGCGAGCGATGTCGTCCTGAGGGACGCCAAGCCCCGCGAGATGGCGCACCTTTTCGCGCATCGCCTCAGTGACGGAGAATGCCTTTCTAGCCATCGGTGGACCCCGACGGACCGAGATCCTGACGGCCGGCGCGCTCGTCGAGGGATTGACCCGAGGCTTGATGGATCGCGGTCCGCCGGGTGAAGGCTTGCCAGCGTTTGACGATCACATCGACGTAACCGGGGTTGAGTTCGATCCCGCGGCAGATGCGGCCGGTCATTTCGGCCGCGATCAGGGTCGTGCCCGAACCGAGAAACGGGTCATAGACGATCTGGCCGGGCCGGCTGTTATTGAGGAGCGGCCGGCGCATACATTCGACCGGCTTCTGCGTGCCGTGTCCCCAGCTCTCTTCGCGCTCGCGATTGCCGAACGGATTGTTGTTGGCGATCTCCCAGACTGTCGTTTGCTTGCGGTCACCTTGCCAGTGGCTCGTTTTACCCTCGCGCACCGCGTAACAACAGCATTCGTGCTTCCAGTGATAATCACCACGGCTCAGCGTGAAGTGCTGTTTTATCCACACGATCTGGGCGCGCGGCCGCAACCGGCAACCCGTCAGAGCGGCGCCGACCACGTCGCCGCGCAACGCACCGTGCCAGACATAAGCGACATCCCCGCTAAACAGCGCGTAGGCCTCCCGCCAGTCGGCGCGGTCATCGTTGAGCACCTTGCCCGTCGCAAGCTTGCCGCAGCTAAAGCCACGGCGCCCGCGCCAGGATGGATCATAGTCGACCCCATAAGGCGGATCGGTGACCATCAGATCGGGCTGCGTTCCCGCCAGCACCGCCTCGACGGCGGTCGCGCTCGTGCTGTCACCGCAGCCCACCCGGTGGTCTCCCAACAGCCATATGTCGCCGGGCCGAGTGACCGGTTGCTCGGGTATTTTCGGGATGCTGTCGGGATCTGTCAGACCGCTCGATCCGAGGAGGGCCAGAATGGCTTGGAGCCGATCCGAATCGAAGCCGAGCAAGTCGAGGTTGAAGCCGGCAAAGTCGAGCGCTTGCAGTTCGGCCCGTAACAGATCGGAGTCCCAGCTCGCCCGCGCGGCCAATTGATTATCGGCCAGGCGATAGGCGCGTTTCTCGTCCTCGCTCCAGCCCCTCGCCACGAGTACTGGGATGGACGGCAGCTTCAACCTTTGCGCGACACGAGCGCGAGCTTCACCGGCAATTATCCTGCCTTGGTCGTCGACCAGCGCTGGCATCGTCCACCCCCAATGGCGGACGGCATCGGCCAATTTGTCGAGGTCTGCCTCGCTATGTACCCGGGGACTGTACGCATAAGGGATCAAGCGCTCGATCGGCCAATGCTCGACTTGATCGGCCGGCCACGGGCGTGACGGGCTCGCATCTGTGCGTTCGGCTTGTATTGAGAACATTTTCCACCTATCATAAAAATATAAAAATATCCCTTTTAAATTCCGTCACGTGCAGTGGAGGATGGCTCTTTTGTTTGATGTAGACTCACATTGTACTTGTAACAGGACCACAAAGACAACTCTATATTTAAACACATCATCGTGCTCGTACCACATACACGAGAATTGGCGGATTTGAGCTCGCCGCCTTCCTTTCTACTTTGGATCGATGCGGGGGTTGTAGAATACGGCCTCCCGATGAAGACGGTGTTGGTTCGCGCGCAATCAGCCAGCGCTGCACCCGTTCCTGGGCCCCATTGCCCATACGCGGTTCGCATACGCGGGCTCGGATTTCGTCGACAACATCCTTTCACCTCCGTCTCGACTGGCAGCGCTTCCTGCCGGGATTGCCTGGAGGTGTGTCTGTCGCGATCCGTGAAACAGGTCCCGAAGGTTTTACTGGCCAGAGGTTTCCTGTCGGAGGTTTCCGAAATTCACAGCGCTCTCGGCCCGTGCTTACCGCGTCCTCTCTTCCACGAGGGGTCCAGTTTCCCCCAAGCTTTCTCAAAGGCCCCAGGATAAGCATCGGGAACTTCTGAAAGGCACCGCCGTCGTGCCTCGAGTTTGGTAAGCGGCATCTCTGGGTTCATGATCTCCCGGAGATGGCGCAAGATGGCAGCTGAAGCGGCCGCGGTTTTAGTGCTTTGCGCCGGCCAGGCGTTCACGACATCTTCCCGCAAAAACTGCGGCGATCGCCAAACCAGCGTACCGCCCAATCGCGACCATAATCCCACCGGCGCAACTGAATGGCCCGGGCGAAGCCGAAACTCCAAGTCGTTTAGCTCAGCCAAAGGTACCGGGATCTGCTCATCGGTGCCCCGATCGCATCTAATCGCAGTCATCCGAACACAACCACTGCGCATTTTGCTGAGCACATCATCGACGGTTGGCACCGCTCTTAGGTCTGAGAGTGCGGCCGGCTCAATATCAGCACCGAGATTCGATCCCGAAGGTCCCGGCGGGGAGCGCACGACCCTACCCACTTTCATCCCCGAAAGGGCCAAGGCCATTCTCTCGTCATCATTGAAGACGGACATAGCTGCGACGGGTCGCTCGTCGCGCATGCAAATCCACCTCAGCACCTCAAGCAGATCCCAATACCTCTTTCGGTCCACGTCAGTCATCTCCTGCCTTCAGCTAGATACGGTATGGCAGGAAACACACCACTACAACTTGAGTGGACAAACAGCCCTTCTCGCGGTAAATTCCGACCACGCGCTCGCAACTCGTAAGCCTTTGTTGTCTAAGCTATTTCCTCTACAACATCGGTGCCGAGTCGGGGTCGGCCCTCTTTTTATAGACGGTAAATTGGCCAGCTGCGCGGGTGTCCGACCGGTGGAATCGATCGCGATAACAGTGGCTTAGAGGTCGGAAAACGGACCCTGAGCGCGCGAGCCCCAAAGGTGCGATATTCGTGAGTTTTGGGCCCCAAAATACCTTTTTACGGCCGGCATATCGTTCAAAACCCACTCGAAATGGCGCGACTCCGGCCACTTCACTCCCAGAGACAGGTTCGCTCGAGACTGTCTCCTCCAGCGGCGAGTCTGCAAACCATCAGTTCCGCGCGACGCTACCATAACCGCCGCGCAGGGAAAGTGTTCCCGGCGACAGATCCGGTGATGGCA